ACCCAACGTTTGTATGATCCTTGGCAGTGTTTTAAACATGATCTCCAAAATTTTTCTGGGTTGTGTGCTTTTTGATATGCCAATGCCCATATCAGTCTACCTAAGTTTACAGCATGGGCTCTGCACAATCCAAAACCTGATAGTGATTGTAGCATTGTGATAATTTCTTCTTTGCGTGGATGATTTCCTAATCTGGATATGAACTCCATACACTTTTCTTCATTCTTTTTGGCAAATGCTCTGCGGTACATGTCCGCCTCGTACTTGTCTATGTTCAACACTTCCGATATTCTGTCTATGGCATCATCCTCATACACTATGGTGTCACTCATCCTCTCCTGTGACCAGTCATGGAACATGGTTGCTTTTTTGCGTCCGGATATGGCAACGGGCCTTATCAACGCTGTGCCAAACACACAATCTTTCCTACTTTTTGGTTGTATGGCTCTGAACAATCTCCTCATGGCCGGACTTTCTGCTTGTGTCACTCCCAACACATCTCCCCTGCACAACAGGGCTGAAGTATCTGAATCCTCTTCTGGATAGTCTGTCAGTCTCATGGTGGGATCGATCTCTATGAGTTGTGACAAACCACGATTGGCTAAAATATCCACCTTTAGGTGTTCGAGATCCTCCACTTCGTTCTTGTCTAATAGTATTTGATTTTCTGCCGTGAACAGGCTTTTTGGTAGTTGTCTTTGAAACATCAGTATTCCTCCGCAGTGTTTTGATATGCATCTTTTCTTGCCTTTCAATTTGTTTTCTATACGCTTTGCCTCAGCGGGATCAACTCCCACCGATTCGTATGTAAACCTGCGAGGGAGATTACCCTTAGCACCTAATCGCTTTGCCGCTTCACGTCTTGCCGACTTATCTTGATAGAGCACGTAATTGGATATTCTAGCACTTCGTCCGGGCCAGCGATCAAAGATTCTCTGCATGACTTCTTCCTGACGATAATGGGGGAAATCTATATCGACATCAGGTAGGTCGTCTCTGTTAGGATTGAGAAACCGTGCCACCGGTATTCCCCACTCCACAGGATCTACATCTGTTATGCCAAGTAGATAGCAGACAAGTGATGAACCTGCGGAACCGCGAGTCATATGAGGTATGTCCCTGGTTATTGCAAGTATATCACATATTTGAATGAAGTAGTCTACGAAACGTAGTCGAAGGATGATTTGAGTTTCCTCGGCGAGCCTTTGCGTGTATTCTTCTGTGCCTGGACATTGCCTAATGAATCTATCGTACAGCCTTGTTATGTCGTTCAGTTCTTTGTCTTTTTTCATTGCCTATGTTTGCCTGTTATTGCCTTGAGCAGTTTTATTTATCTACGTATATTATTCTGGAACAAAAATTTGATCAACTTTGTTCATGTAACCTATAGATCGATAACCTAAACTTTCTACGTAGTCTTGTAAATGTTTTAGTGTGTATCCAAACTTTTTTGTCAAATTACGATTATGAAATTCTAACACTAACACAGGCTTAAATTTTTTAATTGTTTCTAAAGCACCCTTAACAACATTAAGTTCATAACCTTCTGTATCACACATTATTAATCCAACGCCTTCCAAATTAAAGCTATCAAGAGTTTTTATTTTTTGCAATTGCTTTTTGCCTTCTGGATCTATATGATTTGCCAACGGTCCTCTTCTCTTGTGACGTTCAGACCAATCGTTGGTCGCAACATACTTTTGTTTTTCTCCCAAACCATGATTGTGTTTAACAACGTTGGTGCAGTTGAATCTTTGCATGTTAGTTTCGAAACACTTGAATATATCATTGTTAAAATCAAATGCGTGTACAGTTTTAAATTGTTCTGACAGGAACCTTGTAAAAAATCCATAATGGCAACCAATATCTACTGCGGTGGTTGTATCAAAAACAAACTTCTTTATTACCCGAGACATTTCCTTTATGTCTTCTTTGGTTACATCTATATTCTCTTTTAAAAACCTATGATACATAGGATCGTCGATGACTTCCCAATCGTAGTATTTCATTGTCTATGTGCCGCTAGAACATTGCCGCCCTCTACATTGATATAATTGTTGTCTTGCCATTGGTGATGTAAAATTTGGTACCAACCCCATTCGGCTCCCATTAAATTTTTATTCCTAAATTCTTCTTCAACATTTTTTAATTTATGCCTTGGATGAAAAATTAAATGGTCCCACAAATATGGTCCTGTGCAACGTCTACAACATTTATAGGTGTGTAATTTTAGAGGAGAGTCACCGTTGTATCCTGGTTTACTACCCGCGATGCCTATCACGGTGCCTTGTTGTGCTTTTTCAAGTAGTGGCATAAAATCAACCTTCTCACTTAGTATTGTGTCGTATCTTAGTTTAATAATTGTTTTGTATTTTTCAGGTAAGGTATTCACAAGCCAATAATGAGCAAGTGTCTGTTTTGAATTGTGTTTTGTTTTAGCTAACAAGCCTTTTCTTCGGAAAAGTTTTGCCCGCGGCCCTTGTGTGTAACGCCGCCAAATGTCACAATCTGGTTTGTATTTTGTATCCAGTAGGTTATGATATTCATACACAGGCTCATCGAACAAAGTTAGATTATCCACTTCTGGTAAGTCATATCCCTTCCAATGCATGTGAAAAGTATCAAAAGGCAATACTCGTTTTGCAATTTGGAGTGCTTCCTTATAACCTTCACGTGCAAGACCAGAAACGCATACTGCTATCTCGTCTGCTTTTATCATTTCACAAAGCCCCACTTGGCGATTGCTTGTTCGTATTCAAGACCGTGTGTTTTATCAATTGCCTGCCTCATGGCTTTGGCACCTGCCAGAGTGCCCATTGGATGTCCGTGTATTGCACCTCCAACGTTGGCTATGAAATCGTTCCCAAACTGTTTTATGTTTGCTTGTACAAGGCCAGGATGCATTCCGCAACTTAAGGCGGGCACTACATTATGATCATGTAAAACATTTATTGTGTCACGCAAGTCGTCTTCGTCATCGCTTAGGTAACCACCCCACATGCCTGCGTGTATTGTATCCACACCCATCATGCCTGCCAATTGGCATATTACATTCCAATCAATACCGAACGCATGTCTTTTGTCCGTTATAACCTTGTCTCCGGATTTCTGAAAGTGTAAAAATAATCCTGTATCCATTTTTCGTATTGCATTGTAAACCCCAAACCCTGACCAGAAATTTACATGTATTGCGTTACCTCCCATGTCCGCAACCATCTTTGTTCTTTTGAGAATATGATCATGGTCACCATTGATACAAACTGCATAGACTACTTTTTTACTTTGTGAATTCAACCAGTTAGCAATCAACGGCACCCTTTCTTCCAATGTGCAAAAACTTGGGTTGCTCATTATTTCATCCTCTTTTATGAAATCGCATCCACCGTCAACAAGTTCTTTGACCATGTTTAATAGAGTTTCGGCTGGCATACCTGTTTTAGGTTTTACTATTGCACCGCTGAATGGTTTGTTATATCGTTTGGTGTAATCACGCATTCCGGTGATTCCATGAGCAGGTCCTAAAAAATATTTTTTCACAGCATCCGGAAAAACTAAATGTGTCAATCGACAGCTATCAAAGGTATCAATATCCATTTGTCCTCCCATCAATTGGCATAGTAAATGACTTACTCCGTCACCTTGCCAGTCAGTGTTAATGATTGGAAAAGCAATTTTTACCTCGCCCTGTGTCAGTGTCTGTAATTCTTTTTTGTCATGCACAATGACACAACTACTCTGTTCAAAAAGTTCTTCCGACTCCCACTGATTTCGCACATTAGGATTCCCCACGCTCTGTCCAATAGCTAAGTTCCATGCACATGTTGCCAGGTCAGCGTTTCTGCTTTTTATAAAATATGTCGCAATTACATATTTGTCTTTGTCAATTTTGTTGTTGTAAAAAAGCATTATTCTTTATAGTGGGCTAAAAAATTGTTTAACTCTTCTGGAGTCCCCATGCCCCACATTTGGTCAACAAGGCTAGCCTTGATTTTAAAGCCATCCTTAAGTGCTTCGTTATACACCGGACAAATGTAAAATTCGTTATTTGTTCTTACATCGTTGGCAATCATTTGATCTGCATATTTCACAAAGTCACTGCCACGTTTCCAATGATATATTCCTACTGTGGCATCACTTGATATTGGATTCTTTTCGGCCACCTCAGTAACGTATCCGTCACCATCTACTTTGGCAAAACTATGTTTTGGATGAACACTCTTAAAAGTTAATATGCCACCATCCTCATTATTGAAAGATGATATGGTCTCAAAACTATTCCACTTGATCCATTGATCGGAATTTGAAATTAGTAATGGTTGATCATTATCTATAAGGTCTCTGGCTTTCAGTACTGTACAAGCGGCTCCCTCTGTGAGTCCGTCTATTTGAACAATCTCACATCCAGGTGCTATCAAATTCAAAAGATTTTCCAAGTCATATTTTTCATAATGTGCTTTTTGCACTAAAAAAATATACTTGCCTTGTAAATTTAAATTTTCAACCACCTTGGCTATCATTGGTTGACCCTTTACTTCAATCAAAGGTTTTGGAAATGTATAACCGGCTTTTTCAAAACGTGATCCTGCTCCGGCCATTGGTACTATAATGTTCATGATGTCTCCTTATAATTATCTATGTAGTCACTACACACCCCTGCAAATTTTTTGACTTCATCATTGGTTAATCTCTCTGGATGAACTGCTATGGTGTACTTGCCTCCTGGTTGTCCAGGATATGCCCATATCCAACCTTGCGAAGTTATAGTGTATTTGTCTGATTGATGCCAAAAGCAATGTATTCCAAGTGTAACTAATGCCTCCAGTGCATTATAATTTTTTGCATGGCACCATACTTGATTTGTGTTCAACCAATCTATGGAAACAGGCTCTCCTGGTTCGTCATGACCTAGGTAAAACTTTTTTCCATCAAATTTACAGATATCTATCTCACAATGATATCCTTTTTTTAAGGCCTGTTCTATATATTCTACTGTGTTTTCTTTTTTAGAGTTTGGACCGTTAGTGTTCCCTCTGTGCGAAATCAAGATCACAACTATTGTTCCTCATCAGAATGCAGTTCGTTCAGTAGTTGCCTTAATTTGCCACCTTCTACTGTTGCTTTTACTTTGCCTATGTCATCCCCTTTGGTCGGATCTGGAACTTTTGGTTGTGCGTCAGTTTTATCTGAACTGACTTTTGATTTTTGTTTCAATGAATCATATATTGTGCTTCGCTGTTTGTCAAATTGTTTGTATTCTGGATCGTCCGCCAAGTCTCTTATTCGCAAACTGTCAACGTCAAACTCCAAGTCCACCTTCTGTCCAACTCCTGAACTTGATCTAGTTTTCATAAATTGTATCTGATATCTACCACGTTCCTTCATTGCCCTACTAGTGAATATACCAATTACGTTGTCCGCTGTCTGTATCTTGGATAGGCCACCCGCAATGTGAGAGTGATCAAATTCTATTTCTTCAACACTTGCTCTATTCAATTGTGAAGCAGTTGCCAATAGCATCTGAGATTCCACAGCAAAGTTCCTTAGTTCTTCAGAAACATATTTGTCTTTGATGAACAAGTCTGCTGGACTGATACGTTTGCTTTTTGGCATCATTAAATCCAAATAGTCAATCAATATACAATCTATTTTCTTTTTAGTTTTTAATTCTAGTTCCTTCAAGTAAGTTCGAATATCTAGTATTGTGCTACCACTTGGCAAATATTTTATGTGCAGTTGTCCGGATTTCTTAGCCAACATCTTTACTTTCATTTCTACGTTGTCGATCTCTGGAAATACTTTTCTAGTTGGAATGTTAGTCATCATAGCATCAAGCCTCATGGCTGTAAGTTCTTCGCTTAATTCAAATGAGATATACACGGTATTCAAACCAGCAGTTGACCAATTCACTGCAAGATTCTGTAAGAACAAACTTTTACCTGCGCCTGATCCACCTGCAAAAATGTTTAGTTCTCCTCGGTTAAATCCACCGAACAGTTTCTTATCGAGATTTGGCCAACCTGTGCTGACTTGTCCATTGGAGTTTTTTAATTTCTCCAATCTACCTTTAGGATCTTCAAAGTAGTCTGTACCAAGATCTTTTGTCAGTCCAACACTCACTGCTTCTTTGACCATGTCTTCTACTGGAGCATAGTCTCCTTTTTCTAGCAAGTCTGCTGACTGCAAAATGGCACGTTCAAGTGCCTTGTGTCTGGAAAACGTTTCAAATTCGTCTAGCAACCAATTGAAGTGACTTGGATCTAGATCTTTTGCTGACTTTAATTTTATATCATGTTTGGCATTGACCTGATCAACATCCGGCATTACCTTGTACTCTTCCATGTAGTCTTTTATAAATTTTGCAATAGGTTGCAGTTTACGATCAAAACTTAACGGATTGAATATATTCTGTGCCCTGGCAAATGATTCTGCGTCTGCCAGCATCATCTCTATATAAAGTTTTTGTACATCAAAATTATAATCAGCCATACATCTTTCTTTTCAAATCAATTTTTAATTTATTTGTTTCTGTGCTTTTAAGTATTGATTTCATTGTAAATAATCTTCCATATTTTAACACAGCATCCGCGGTGTCTTCAACCGAATCATGCCATTCTGGAAAAGCAACTCCCCAGCCAAATTCTATTGCTTGGTTAATTAATTTTTCACCGGGCCTATCTCTATCGGGAACCACAATGATTTGTCTGTTCAGTCCTTCTATCAGCTCTCTCTGTATATCATTTATCTCTGACCCAAGTATGCTTACACCTGATGTGGTAATGGCATCGAAAGGCCCTTCTGTCACCAACACAAACTTTCTTGACCAATCCTGTGCATCCATGTTGAATACATACCCCGGCTGTACCTCAGTGACGTATTTTACTTTGTCACTCGGCTCAAACAATCTCCCTGTATAGCCTACAACATCACCACGCCAGTAAAATGGAATAATTAATCTTTGGTCAAAATTAAAATAAGAATCTTCAGAATACATGAAATCGTACCAAGTTGGGTCTATACCTCTGCTTTTCAAATAGTTTAATAAATTATCGATCTTTTTATATTGTGTGTTTGTCAAATCTTGTGCCACATACTTTTCCAACCAAACATCTAACTTGTGTGTGTTCTTGGGTAGTGATTTTTTGTTGAAAGATACAAAACGCTTTTTCTCTCTCACAACATCAGATTCCTCATGGCGCATTGCCTCGATTGCTAATTTTTTTATTGTGTCATCGGCTATGCCTATGTATGACATAAACGATCTCATACGTTGTGTTAATTTTCTGCCAATAACATATGATGCCTTGTATCCGCAGTTGAAACAATGATAACTTACTGTGCCGTCGGCACTATTCATTATTCCACCACGCTTTTTTTTATCTTGAGTTTCACCATTGTGAATACAACACGGAGCATTAAATGATATCCATCCGGAAGGAGTTTTCTTACGAGCAGTAG